TTCAAAGTTTTTTGTTAAATAAAACTGTGCTTTCTCTGGTGTAATAAATTCAAGAGAATATTCTAAGCCCTCATATACTGTTGAGAGGGCATCTGTAACTTGATTGGTCATGCTTCCTCATTACCATGACTAAGAAGAGCATCTTTAAGCTGTCTATTAAACTCAGCATTTTGCTCTGGAGTTGCCATTTTTGGCTTTTTTTGTGAATCTTCGTAGTCACGAATCATCTCATAATCTTTTTCATTTTGCTTAATTCTTGCAAAAATGATATTGCCAAGTTTTTTTAGCATTGTGTCATGTTCTATACCTAAAGTATTGATAGAAAGTTCAAAAGAATTTAAAAACTGATGACCTCTAATTGTATATTCATCAACACTATTTCGATTTGATTTAAAAAATAAATGAACTTTATCGTTCAAAACATCATTATCAAAATAAAATTCATCATTATCTTCAAGATGATGGCTTGTTTTGTTTTGCATGGAAAGTTTCATAAAACTCCGTAAATGTTATTGCCTTTATAGTTTATCATTAAAATGTCATCACTCTGTATATGTTCTCGAATCGTAACAATGCTACTTTTTCTTTTTCGTTAATTTAGAAACGGCTTGCTTTACTAAGGGTCGTACAAGTTGAAGAATAGCGGGAGCAGATGCCCCAACCAAAGCCAAGCTAAATACCCCAACAAACTGAGGGGCAGAAGGTATGTACTGATCTTTCCACTCAACTGCTTCATAGATAGTTATACACTCACTTCCATCTTGCCCTCTTTCATGCCCGATAACACGTTCCAGTTTCTTTTCGTTACGAAAGTCTCCTACTCTCTGGTCATTTTTGCCAGGGCAAGGAGGAAAATCTGGTGGGGGAGGGTCAGGTAATGGAGGAATATCTGGCTGCTCTGTCTCTGGTAAGGGCGGTGGTTCATTATTGACAAGCGGTTCTTCTGTAATGACAAGATTCTCAGGTGTATAGTCAAGAGGAATAAAACTAGGGAACGGAAAATCACACGTTGTAAATACACCATTTGGATCATCTAAAAGTAAATTACGATTACCAGTATTTTTTATATCACGGTGCTGATAAGTACAACCAGGAACATCAATATCAGGTGGCTTTGCTATTTGTAAATAATGTGGATTGTAAGGTTCTGGTACATTTGGAATATAAATATCGGGAATATTTATATTAGGTATGTCAATCGAAGGCATCTCTCTTTTTCAATACTTCCACTTCTGAAAAGCATTTAGGACAAGATAAGTTAGTCATTACTGAAAACTCAGGATAACCATTCATATTTTCTTCAATATCAATGTCACCACCAATGATTAATTCTGTATCGCACCAATAACATTTCATTTGATAATCGGCATAGATGGACCTGTCATTTTAGGTAAACCATTATCTAATATTTTTGGCATAGCACCTTGCACGTTTCCAAGTATCTCTTTCATTACTTTAGATTTAAATTGTTCTGAAGTTACATACTTGTAACCTATTACTCCTGTGGCAGTCATGGAAGCTACCATTAGAAATGAGATTATACTTAACGTATTTGCTATTTTTTGAAACATGATAAAAGAAGCATTTTTAAAAGCACTTACACCAATTACTTTGATGTTTTTCTTTTTATTGGTTGGCCTAACTCCACTGTACCTGATACTTGGGATTCTGACTCGATCTTTTTCAACAACATCTCCTTCGCCTGTATCCCACCCTCAATCATTAAAATAGCCTTATTTGCTTCCATTAATACTTTTTCTGCTTGATCCTTAGTTTTTACTTGTTTTGCAAGTTCTTCTTTCCATTCAAGAATTTGTTTTTCAATAATACTTTTCATAAATTAAACGATAGTAAGAACTTCTCCTGAGTTGATAGTGACAGTTACACCACTATTTATAGTTATAGGACCTGCTGCCATTGCGTTGCAAGCTGCTCCAAATGTATCGCCTATTGTATAGTTTGTCGTTACTGTCTGAGCATTTTCAAAAAATACTCTATCGCTACCACCACCAGTAGCACCGCCTCCACCGCCTGATATTTCTGCAACAGAACCATCATCTTTTTTGGTAAATAACTTACCTTCATCTGTCCTTATCGCAACTTCTCCAACAGCTAAGTCACTAGCACTTGGGTCACTACCAGAACCTCTTTTGAGCTTAATTGTATTAGCCATTAGCTTTTACCTCCTAATAGCTAAATCAATAACTTCCACCATCTATATTAAAACTAGATGCACTTTCATCTTCTAAAAATGTAACTAGGTCAGACAACGCAACCTGTTTCATCGTTCCGTTGTCATTGCATATAAATCTGTCTGCTGCTGCAAGTGTTGTTGATGTAGCTGCCGTACCACCGTCAATCAAGTTGATTTCAGCAGTTGTAGCTGTGACTCCATCAAGAATATTTAATTCTGAAGCAGTAGATGTTACTCCATCTAAAATATTTAATTCAGATGTTGTGGCTGTTACACCATCAAGAATATTAAGTTCTGAGGTGGATACTGTTGCTCCATCTAATATTGCAACTTCAGTTGAAGTTAAAGCTGCTAAAGCTGCTGCTGCACCAGATTGACAACCAGATAAAGCATCTAGGTCTGCATCATAGGCTTGGACATTTGTTCCAATCGCTAATCCTAAAGCAGTTCTAGCTGCACTTGCACTTGTAGCACCCGTTCCACCATCACCAATAGCAAGTGTTCCTGTTATAGAACTAGCAGCAAGATCAACAGCAATTTCAGTAGATTCAATAACAAGTCCACCATTAGCTTTTAAATCAGCAGAAATTGTATTCCCTGATTTATCTAATCCGTCACCTGCTGTTACCTGACCAGCACCAGAAAACTGAGCATAGGTTAAATTATTTGTTCCAACAACTGCTGAACCTTTATTACTGGTACAAACGAAACCGTTATCCGCATTTACAGTTCCCTGTTCTACGAAAGTGAACATCCCTGCTGCGTCTGCACCAGCAGCTAAATCATCTGCCCTCGCTGGTGACGACCCAACAATATAAATACCGTTTTGGCTTGCAGTAGATTGGTCTTTAACAAGAACTCTATCGTTAGTTGAAAGAGTAACACCATCTAAAGTATCTCCATTATTAAGAGCAGTAGATATTGTAATGTTTGCTGTAGTAGCTGCTACGCAAGAATCTTTTACATCAAGACCTTGTGAAGTAGCTTCAACAAATCCCTTTGTTGCTGCGTCTTGAGCATTAACAGGATCAGCTACGTTGGTTATTGTTTGGCTATTGAATGAAACTGAACCAGTAGGTGCAGCCATTTGATCTAATCTATTTGTTCTAGTTTGGGTATCGAAATTTGAGATTTTAGAAGCAGTTAGCGAAGGAACGTCTGCGGCTACTAAAGCCCTAAATGTTGGAGCAGCATCACTTCCTGTAGTCGGGCCAGCTATAACTTTATTTGCATTTTGTACTGTTGTTTTATCAAAGAAACTACCAGTTCCACCAATAGCCTCAATAGTTGTAGCAGTTCCCCCTGCTCCTCCTGTTCCAATACCAATAAATAGTTTTTTACTGCCTTCTGCAAAAGCTAACTCAGCATTTGCAAGGCTTGTTGGTGCTGAAGATCCAGTTGATCTTTTTATGCGTACTGTGTTAGCCATAGCGTTTTAATTTAATGATACTAATGGATGTCAAAAATTTCCACCATCCA